GTTGGCGTCCAGCGCCCAGGCGTCCGGCTTGCCATCGCCCTCCACATCGTAGTCGAGGGGCAGCTTGGGGTCAGCCACACCATCGGCCTTGTAGCCCTGCAGGATGCCCGTGAGGGCTTCCTTGTCGGCCGGCGAGAGACCCGTCAGCACTTCTTCTTTGGTTGCCATGATTCCTCCTTCTCATCCCTCTTGTGAGGCTTAGGGTTCGAGAGTCACAGTGCCCATGCGGAAACCTGTGACGCCCGAGCGTTCGTTGAAAGCTTTGGTGATGATAGCTGTGACATCCTGCAGCAGGGCAGCCTCATCGGTTGCTTCTGCGTAGTCCACGTTCACCAGGATCTGGTACTGCATGGTTACTCTCCTACCATCCACATCTTGTTGTCTAGCGACTGCCATGCGTTTCCGTTGTTATTGATCTGCACGAATCCGCCACGGTCGTCCTGTCCCTGGTCCTTGGCATAGATATCTACGCGGTTCCATAGAGCATTGCTCACACTAGCCAGGATTACTTCGCTCTCGGGCAGGGCTGTCGCAGGACTATTGAAGATCTTAGCATTCACTGTTCCCCCGGCTACCAGGCCCTTAGTCATGGTGAGGCCATCTTCACGAGTCAGGATGGCGGGCTGTGGGAAGCCTGTGCTGTACCGCGCCCATCCGTTCACCAGACCGAAGTTCCACCAGGGAAGTGTAAGGGCATCCGGTGTGACGATGCACAGGCCGGACAGAGACAGCCACGTGTTACCAGTGCTGTTCATCTTCCAGCAGATGTCGCCATTCGGGAACACCGACACATAGCCGAATGCGTCGACGCATGCAACGTTCACATGATTCTGCAGATGCGACCCATACGCAGTGCTGGGGAGAGACACCATAGGCAGGTCGCCTGTAGTGGTGGATCCACCCTTGATCAGACCACGCGTCCAGACGAAACCGTATGGATCCTTCCAGTAGCCAGCCTTGCCCCACTGAGGATCGCCGTAGTCCACCCACGAGTTCTTGAACGCACCAACGGGAAAGTCGGTCCACGTGGCCACACCAGCAGCAGGGAAGGCAATCCCATCGAGCGAGATGTAGGTGTTTGCTGTCCAGCCAGCTCGCACGCGGATTTCTCCGTTGGCCTGGACGGCGATGGCCTTAGCAGCGTCCCCGTTGTTGATAGGGAAGATCATTGCGACATCGGGTCGATACCCAACCGGCAGGGTCGCGATCACCGTGTCGGTGGTGGCCGTACCGTAGCCGATCAGGCCAGACAGCAGCACGATACCAGAGGGAAACTTCTGGAAGCGCGGGGTAGACCACCGACGAGGGGACATGCCGTTACGCAGGTTGTACGACAGCCAACCATTCTGCAGGTACGGCGTGAGGTCTACCTTGCCGCCGAAGCCTTCCTCGCCAGAGTGCCCTAGGATGACCCACGTGCTGCCAGTCCACTGGATGCTGACCACGCGGTTACCCGAACGCTCCGACTTCGTGATCCACTGATACGCAGTGGCCGACAGCGCAGCCCACGTCGTACCGTTCCAGATGCGCAGCTTGGCAGGCCCAGGACCGAGGTAGTTCGGGTCCAGCAGAGCCTTGTTGATCTGACCCACGTAGGTACCCGTGACAGCCTTGCCGTGGACGATCGTCTTACGTGCCGACATCTCCACGCGGACACGGTCGCCGACGATGAGGCCACCAGCCAGTGTGTCAGGCGTGATAGGCAGCGGCGCCGAGTCTCCGTCCATCTGGATGCTGAGGGGGGCCGTGCCCTTGACGGTAGCCCACTTGAACGACGTGAGGTCGCTGATATCAGGCATCATAGCGAGATCACTTCCTGGAGAGAGGACTTCATGAGCCCTAGTGGCGTGGTATCGAGGCTAAGCTTGGTGATGACGTGCTTGGTGTTCACCCCAGCCTGGGAGTTGGCGAACCGCAGCACGTCGCCCACCTTGACAGGGATGGGCAGGTGCTCCACCTCAACCTGAGCTTGTGTGGCCGACATCTGGATGAGCGTGGTCTGAGACCGCTTCTGCAAGAAGGCGATGATCTCAGGGTCGGTGCCCTCGGGGCAGTCGACGCCGTCTGTGACGTGCGTGATCCACCGGCCACGGGTGGGGTAGCTGTAGGGGCTGCTGGGGTCTGTGTTGGTCCAGGTGCCGGTAAGCGCCTGCACATCAGCCCCATCAGCCGCCTGGATGGAGATGACCTTGTTCGGTACGTCGAAGCTGTCACGCTGGCGCTCCCAGGTGGGACGGTAGATAGACTGTTCGCCATCAGTCAGCTCACGAGGAATGTTCAGAACCTCGTAGTTGATGGGGCGGTCAGCAGGCAGCACGCGCGGGGTAGCCTGGAAGTTGCCTTGCCCATCCATCCAGAGGGCGTTGTAGTTGGCCACATCGAGCAGGTCGTTGATGATCTTCAGCTTGCTGGTGCCAGCCTCCCACATCATGTTGCTGCTGGTGACTAGAGTGTTGGTTGCGTCGATGCTGATGGCCTCGCCACATCCTGTGAGGATGGTCTTGACCTGCTGCAGAATGAGCGTGCCTGCGGGGACCGCGAACGACTGCTCCACAGCGTCCTGGTCGGGTACCGTGCACTTGTCAAGGAGCTCGAGCTGCCAGGTGCGGCCCGTGTCTTCCCATGACTCCTTGGCATTAGCCACCAGGAATACCCCAAGGGGGTTGTCGGGGAGGCCAGCGATGACGCACACAGGGCGCAGCCGCACCGAGGCCAGCTGGACATCGCCGATCTTCATGAAGCCGGGCTGAGCAGCCATGAGATCCGCTACAGAGGCCCCGCCACTGCCCTTGACTGCTGCGTTCAGGGTCCAGCTCAGCTGGCCGTCTGAGACGCCGTCGAGCGTCCCTACGAGCTGATCGGTGCCGTTGGCCCCGTGCTGTAGCACTTCCCAGCGATAGGTCGTGCTGCGGTCGCCATAGAGGACGTCTTGAGTGCTCAGGCTAACGAGCGGGAGGATGGGCGTGGGCATCAGCTAGTCTCCGTCATCGTGAACGAAAGGTCAGCGCGGTCCACCCGCTTGTAGGTCAGGGACCCCTTAGCAGTGCCGAACACCCGACGACCGCTGGCGTCGCGATAGCAGGCCTCGCCTGGGGTCAGCAGCACCTTGCGCAGCTGATCAATCGTGCTGCCAAAGTTCTCATAGACGAACGAGGAGATCTTCAGCTGCAAGCTGGTCTCAGTGCCATACATGCCGATGGGCTTGGTGCGGCCCGCTGCTTCTATCGTGGTGCTGGCCACATCAAGCGACTCATCAACACTCAGGTTGGCACCGAAGACGCCAACGGTCTGGAAGCTGGCACCCTTGCTCAGGAAGGCCCTGCGCAGCTCGGACGTCGTCAGGCTGGCCGTGCTCTGCGTAGTGGCGCCCAGTGCGCTCTTCGTGATGACGGTGTAGAGGTTGACGCCGTTCACGGTAGGCACGGTGTCCAGGAAGGTCATAGCCGTACCCGAAACGGGGTAGTCCTGAACGACCGTCTCCACGAGTCCGTTGATCGTTCGTGTGATGGTGACCGTTGCCGCAGCCGACTGACCGCCCCCAGGAGCAGGGATGCTGAGGTCCAGCTGGCCCCACCCGGTATCGGGCAGATACGTCAGCACGATGCCAGCAGGCACCGGAGCCAGGTAGACGACGCTGAAGCTGTTGGAGACCTGCGACGACCAAAGACCGTTGGAGTCCAGCACCTTGGACTTGATCGTGTAGGTGACGCCGTTCTGCACAGGCGTGCTCATCACGACACCGTTGAGGACCGTGGTGTCCTTGCTCTCCAGCAGGACCGCGCCCTGCCAGAGCTCCAGTGTGGCCTTGACGAACGTGGCTGCTTCCGCCTGGGCGAACGTGATGGTCACCCGCAGCGTGGAGTCCGTGACCGTGCCCCCGTTGGCCGGGATGGTGATGGTCGTAGTCGGTGCCGTCTTGTAGGTGACCGTGCTGATGTCCGACCACGGCGAGGCCCCCGTACCGTCGGAGCCACCAGTGGTCGCCTGACCCCAGGTGCGGACACGGATCTGGACTGCGGTGTTGGCTGCGTAGGTGTTCGCCGCGATAGTCCTGCTAGCGACAGCAGAAGTCACCTTGCCAGTAGTGGTCCAGGTGCTTCCGCCGTTGGTGGAGAAGTTGACTTCATATGCCGACTGCGGTGTCGTGTCAATCGGGTTGTGCGTCCAGCCGAACGTGAGCGCCTGTGTCTTGTCTGCGTACTGAGGCACCGTGCCAAGCGTCGGCTTGTTCGGGGCCACCAGCAGCTGGACCGAGTTGGACACCGCATAGCTGGACAGCAGTGTGCCAGCCTTGGAGCGCACCTGATAGACGTGCACCTGAGATGGATTCGGGGCTGCGTGCGTGTACGACGTGACACCTGAACCGACAGTCGTCAGGGCCGTGCTATCCCAGGTGGTCACACCGCCCGAGACTGTGCCGTGCCAGACTTCCGTATTGTACTCGGAATAGGCGACATTGTTCACCCACGCCACTACGATGTCGAGGTTGGCTTGCTTGGTGGCCGTGGCGCTGGTGGGTGCCCCAGGAGTCGTGAAGATCGGGTCCGACCAGGGCGACAGACCGCTGAAGCCAGCCGAGTTCCACGCCTGCACCTGGAATTCGTACTTGCTGTTCGCGACAGTACCGATGGCTGCGCTGTTCGTGGCCGAGATGTCGAGGATCTTGACCGATCCACCGTTATTCGTCTTGCAGTAGACCTGATTGCTGGCGGGCTGCCCGTTGGAGGCCGACGACTGCGTCCACGCAAGGTTGGTCTGCGTGTCGCTGACTCGCGATGCGACAGGCTTGGTCGGCGTACCGGGCGTGACGTAGGTCGCAGACGTGCCAACAGCCTGGGCCACATCAGTCGGGCCACCAGCACCAGACGTACCCGTGGAGTTCATGTGACCACGGAACGTCCAGGTGCGACCAGTGCCGTCGCCGTTGTTACCGAGGGTGGCCGTCCCAGACGCGATCAGCGTGGTCTGGTTGCCAGCCCCACGCCAGTCAAACGTGAACGAGCCAGACCAGATGGTGCCGACACCATCAATGCTGACGTTGGCACCGATGGCGCTGTTCTGGAAGGTAGAGTTGGACGTGACCCGCTCAATCAGGTACAACGCCCAGTTGATGTTGACGTTGTTCGCACCAGGGTTCGTAGATGCCTGGGAGACGTCCAGGCGAAGGGTACCTGCCCCTCCCGTATTTACATCAGCCAAGAGTGATCAACCCCTGTCGGTATTGGACGCGCATGGCGTCAACGATGCCAGCGGTCAGCTCACGAACCGACTGGCGAGAAAGAGTGACGGTTCCCTGGTCGGTCGAGCCGGCGGCGAACGCATCGATGATTGCACTGGTGAGCGCGTAGGTGTCCAGCGCATCTTCCACGTTGACTGGGCCTGCTGCCTGCGGGGTAGTCTGCAGGGGGACAAGGTTCTGGGTCAGTGTGGCCGTGCTGGTGAACGATGCATCCGTCTTCAGCTTCAGGGCCTCGCCCATGATCTGCTCGTTCATGGCGGTGATGGGCTTGATGGCCTCGTCAGTCGCCTTCTCCACACCTACGCCAATACCTGCGGGGAGCCACTGGCCGATCTCCTCTTCCATCACAACGGACGGAGAGTGGATGCCGAAGAAGCCTGCCACGTTCTTGACGACGTCGCTGGCGAACTTGCCGATCTGCTTGAACAGCCAGCCAGCAGCGCCTGAGATGCCTTCCCAGATGCCCCGCACGATGTTACCGCCGATGCTGACGACCTGCCCGACTGCGTTGCCCAGCGCACCGACGATACCGCTGATGATGGTGCCAATGCCTCCGAGGATGGCGCCCATAGCCTGCGGGAAACCCTGGGCCAGCGCCCCCATGATGCGCAGGCCAGCGTTGATGATCTGCGGGATGGAGTTGAGCAGCGCCTGGACGATGCCCCCAATGATCAGCGGGATAGCCTTGACGATGGTAACGATGATCTGAGGCAATGCCTGGATCAGCGCGATGAACAGCTGGATGCCAGCCTCGATGAGAACCGGGATGGCGTTCAGCAGCGCGTTGAGGATGCTGGTGATGATCTGGGGCAGGGCTGCCACGATGGTCGTAATGATAGTGGGCAGCTCCTTGACCAGCGAGGTCAGCAGCGTGATGCCTGCCTGCACCAGCAGCGGGATAGCCCCCACCAGCGCGTTGATGATAGCGACGATAAGCTGCGGCAGCACAGCCACCAGCTGAGTGATGACCGAGGGCAGTGCCTGGATGATGCCATTGAAGAGCTGGATGGCTGCGTTCAGCAGCATGGGAACACCCGTGATAATGAACTGAACAATGCCGTCGATAAGCGTCGGCAGGGCCGCGATGATCATGGGCAGCGCAGCCAGCACACCTTCCACCAGACCGCTCAGCAGCTGGAGGCCAGCTTCCAGGAGCTGCGGGGCAGCCTGGATGACATAGTCCACGAGGTTGACGATAGCTGCGGCAATAGAGACGATGAGCTGGGGCGCTGCCTGCGCAAGCCCCTGCGCCAGTGCCACGATAGCCTGGATGCCTGCCCAGAGGAGCTGAGGCGCCAACTGAGCCAGGCTCTGCACCAGCCCGACGATACCAGGGATCAGTGCGGTCACCAGACTAGGCAGCGCTGACGTGATGCCCTGGATCAGTCCTCCCACCAGGGCCACACCAGCGTTCAGCAGGAGAGGGATGGCCTGCGCCAGCGCGTTGACCAGGCCTTCCATCATGGTACCGAGCTGCGGGCCAAGAGTGGCGATGTTGCTGCCGATGTTCTCGATGACCGGGGCTACGTTGGTGAGCACCGTCTGCAGGGACGTGATGACGTTACCTGCAAGGGTGGCCACGTCCGCATCCGACCGGCCAAGGCCAGCCAACAGGTTGTCAAAGGCGCCCTTGAGGGAGTCAACCGAACCCTGGATGGTGCTAGCCGCTTCCTTAGCGGTCGTGCCGGCGATCCCCATCTGGTCCTGGACCGTGTGAATGGCCTCGATGATCTTGTCAAAGCTGACCTGATCCAAGTTACTGGCCGTGGCCTTGAAGGAGTCGCCCATGACTCCCGAGTCGTTGACCAGGCGTGCCATCTCTTCACGGGTACCGCCATAGCCCAGCTTGAGGTTATCAAGCATGGTGAAGTTCTGCTTCGCGAAGCCCTGATAGGCGTTCTGGATGTCCGTGATGTTGGACCCGAACTTGTTCGCGTTGTCCGACATGTCGGTGATCGCCTGATTGGCGATCGTCGCGGCAGCCTCTGTGTCTCCTCCGAGGCCCTGGAGCAGCGAGGCGCTGAACGATGTGGCCTGGGACATGTAGTCGTTGGCCGAGAGACCCGCTGTGCGGTAGGCGTCAGCTGCGTACTGTTCCATGCGGGCAGCCGAGCCCTTGAACATCGTCTCGATACCACCGATGTTCTGCTCGTACTGGCTGGCCTGGTTTAGCACGCCTGCCGCCAGGGCGCCACCCGCAGCAGCCGCAGCAGTGGCGAACCCAAGGACAGCGACCCCAGCGCCCTTGAGTCCGCCACTGACCATCTTGCCCAGCTTGGAATCGGTCTCAGCAGCCGCATCTCCCACGCCTGCGAGTCCCTTGGCAGCAGAGTCGGCCCCGTCGACGGAGACCTTGATCTTCACGTCATTGTCGGCCATGCTGTCCTCCTTACTGGGTAGTTTCGTCGGTGATCGGGAGTGCTTCGCCGTAGCCTTGGGCCAGCCACAAGATCCCCATGGAGGGATCCGGGCCGCTGCCCTTGTGGAAGTTTTCTATGGCTGACTTGTTGACCTGCTTCCACTGCGCCTGACCATCAGCGATGGCCTGCTGTGCGGGGCATTCGATGGACCACGGTGTGTAGTCCTCGACGGTCTCTTCCCGACCTAGTCTTGAGTTGTACAGGTGCTGAGCTAGCGGTCGCCCGCAGCCTGGGCACTTGGTCTCCTTAAGTGTCTTCCACTGAGACACGACTTCCAGATCTAGCTCAGACCAGGTGTCGGGGCTGCCCTCGTCAAGGAGGCGAACCGGGGACCGCCCCGACACCAGGGCCATGTCCAGCAGAAGTGCTAGACGCGGCCCGATTTCGTAGGGCGGATGGTGACATCGCCCCCCGAATTCTGCCAGGCCATGAAGCTCTGAACGACCGAGGACAGCGCCCCACCCGGCAGAACACCGTCGTTGCCCTTGGAGCTGGCTAGGCGTGCATCGGTGCTGAGCGGCTCAGGAGCCACCCACTCGCCGTCCTCTTCGTCCCAGTCCTCCGGTTTCACCGGATCCTGACCGTAGAGGGCGACGAACGTCTTCGGCAGTACTCGCTCGTACTGATCGAGAGGACTTCCGCCCACCTGCTTCATGATGACTGCCCATTCGCCCAGGTCCAGCTTTCGATACTGGATCCAGATGGAGTTGGGTTCCGGCTTGGTGTCGGCCACACGCTGCTCCAGCTCGCTGAGGTTGCTCCCGAGGAAGCCGCCCCCCGTGATGGACTGCATCGCCTTCGCCTGCGCCAGAGCGGTCTTGGCATCCTCGTGCTCGACCGAGTACTGGGTACCCAGGTCGACCTCGAGGGTAAGGATGGACTGGCGCCGATCCTCAACCGCAGCTTTCAGCTCTTCCAGACTGTTGAACATTTCATCTTCTCCTTGATGTGATGGACGCTGGTCAGGCGTCGATGGGCACGGCGACGTCGGTGCGCGACAGGACCGTGATGTGGGCCGTGATGCCGACGAACGTGTTGTTCGCCTCCAGCGGGTCGATGGAAGTGATGATGACCTTCCAGACCCACACGTACTGACCCGCAGCCACGTCCAGCCCGTGCGCGATGCCATCGCGGCGCCAAATGTAGACGACGTCCCCGATGTTCAGGCCGTTGACGAGGTCGTCGTCGTCCTGTCCGGTGGACTTGATGACGAGGTCATCCACCGAGTGCGTGGTGCTGCCCGGAAGCTGCTCGCTTGCAGGGTCGCACAGCCAGTCGATCGTCTGGCTGTCTGTGCTGGACGTGCCGTTGAACGTCTGGATGGAGCAGTCCAGTCCGATACCGGTCTGGAGTTCCGCGACGGTCGGGAAATCCATGCTGGCGATGGCCGGAGCGATCCCGACCGCGACGTTCCCTCGGCTGATCTGCGTCGAGGGGTTCCACTGAGTGAGAGGCATTGCTTCTCTTCCTTTCTTTCTCCTGGGAGACCGCAGGTGCGGACCCCTCGTGGCTTACTTGCTGGGGCCGGAGCCGGCTGAGCCGTCCTCGACGGGCTTCGAGCCGTCGCTCGACGTCTCGGAGAGCTGCCCCAGGGACTGGGTGCCCCCGCTGGGGGCCACGGCGTCAGAGAGGCTCTCAGCCTTGCGAGGCTGGTAGCCGATGACGGTCTCACCAGGCTTCAGGTCCCGCACCTTGCGGTGAACCTTGGAGTTGTAGTTCTTGTCGGACACCGCGTAGCGGACACCCGACTCCTTGTGCTCCACGACGATGCCGTGGCTGCTGGGCTTGATCTCAGTCATGAGAGACCTCCTCGGTTGAATTGAACGGTCACTTCGGTCTCGTAGTGGCCTTCGACTTGGGCACCCACGTACCCCATGGACGTCGTGAGCGTGCTGCCCCCGACGGGCTGCCCCTGGAGCTCAATCATGACCATGAGTGCCAGGTTGTAAGAGGCCTCCACGCTAGCGCCACAGCAGTAGATGGAAGTCTGGTCATCCCAGGAGATCGCATCTCCTGAGAGGGCCACACTATCCGTCGCGTCTACCAGCAGCGGCCGTGAGACAGCGTAGGGAAGCTGAACATCAGTGGGCGCATAGCCCACGTAGGTCGGAGCCGCGGAGATGAGGTTGGTGATGTCAGCGAGAGTGCTCATAGCCCCAGCTCCCTCAGGATATCGCCCTGATTGATGGCCCCCTGGAGGCGCTTGGCTGCGTAGATGTGGAAGGGCCGCGCAGCCATCCGACTGGTGCCCAGCGCCACGTAGGGCGCATAGCTGACAGTAGGCCCGATCAGGGCCGTGTCCTTAGTGACCTCAGCGGTCGTGGAGTTGAGCATGGTGCCCGTGTCCACCGCGTGCACCCGCTGGATCTCCTGCTTCATGTAGCCGACGCCCACCTGGGCCAGCGTGCGGAGCTGCTGCTCGGTGACACGAGGAAGCTTCTGGGATGCCCGTGCGAACCGGGTGGCGAGTTCACCCATCGTGATGCTCATGCGAGGGCCTCCTTGCCT